CATCCTTGTCGCGTTCTGTTAGAAAACAGTGGGTTTCAGCTAATTTAAAATTGTGACACCTTGAGAGTAGGAAAATCCAAACTCAGTACACCATGAACTGGTGCACTGAGCTTTTAAAACTACTCTGTCGGCTTCACAAAATGTAAGGCTGTCACCAGTTCATTGAAATGAACCCCCCTAGGTCACATAGGAGTTTAAAGAGATTTCTCTCTTCTTGCGTTTATAGTATACATGCGACAACACTAGCACTTGTGCTATCGTTTAGCATACTTTGAAATGGCATTCTGGACACTGTTAGTTGGACCATCGGTAGCCATCCCGGATTTTATGGGTTTACTCCCAAACTGCAGACACCTAAGCAACAGGTGGATTAGCTTCATAATACAATGGCGGACATCCCGTCCAAAAATATGTATTGAAGTCTTCACCTATTGCGTGGTAGAAGTTCAGAGTTGATGTGTCATTCCCATTCATCCAGATATAGTAATCAACACCAGACATCTCGTGGACTGTAAAACCACGAGGCCCTGTGTAGTCCTCTATCTTTCCAGGAATAAACCGCTTGTTTGAGTACCACGGTATCTCGAACTCTGCCACTGGATTAATGCGATCAATTGTAAACATTTGACCGCGGGCTCCAAAAGTTTTCTGCAGGCCTGCTGTGCCAACCACAGCATCCTCTGCCGCTTTATTATTGTCAACATATGCCGGGGCAGCAACCCTAGTAATTCGGTACTGATTATAAGCACCAGAATCAATTAGGTCGCGCTCAACGTGCATAGACACCATCCTGTCGTTAGTTTTGTAAAAGCCTTGTGGGATTAGCTTAGTTCTTATCGAACCTCGCCATCCTGAAAAGCAATTCACTACCCAATGCAGCAATAGTGTGTTACAATAATTATACGGCGCAAGTAAGGCAGTAGCGTCTTTAGCCCCTGCAACATTTCCTCTAAGATAAGGAAAGTATGCAGTGTTTAGGTAAATCAACCCGTCCCCAGATGTTATAATACCTAGGGAACTATGTAGATTATACCTCTTGAGTAATTGTCTAAAGGACTTTACGCTCTCGCCTACAAAGACCACGTTAACTTTGTCAAGGGAATCTATTGTTGGACCTATAGACTCACCCGACTCATGTTCAGGTCTATCTTGCTCGGATCCGAAGGAGTCTGGGACAACTTCTTCACCGCTTTGTGGAGACATGGTCTCCAATCCCATCTGGGGTTTGTACACAAAGTGCGCGAAGTGTTCAGTTG